TACACCGCCAAAAATCATAGCGGCACCTATTGAGCCGATTGCTGTTGATGCTGCTGCTCCCAGTGTAAATCCAGCTCCAGCGGCACCAAATGTGCCGGCACCAGCCCCTAAACCCAAAAAACCACCGCCAATGGGAGCCAACAAAATTGCTGCGGCAACCAACCCCACTCCTGCCAAAATCTGCCCAGCCCCACCACCGGCGCCAGTCAATACCGGCGTGATTGAAATGGTTGCCTCATCGTTGCAGGACATCCCAAAATCTTCTTCTCCGACCTTGGTCTTGCCGACCATTACCCGGTAACTGATGCCATCCTGACCGCTATCAATCAACCATTGATCAAGCCCAGGGAAATTGACGCACAAAAAACGCACCGCTTCGGCAGGACTGGCCACATCAGCCTGAAATACTCGTTGCCCCAGTCGCTTTGCCAGTTGACCGTAGACCTTAACGGCTCTCATGGCGCAGCACCTTCCCCGTGCATTTTAGGAGCCAATCACCCAACAAGTCACGGCTCGAAAGGCGACCTGTCATGTGGTGCAGCACATACTGCTCACCGATGTACACAGCCACGTGGTTTAGCCGCTTGGATGCAATCGACATCAATAAGGCATCACCGGGCTGCAGCTTTTTAAGATCCACCTCTCGAAATCCGGCAGCCTCATACAGCTCTTCAAATCTTGGGGCTTCGTCCCATTCCGAACGTTTTGGGCGTGGCCAGTCGGGCAGGTCTAGTTCCCATTTCTCTTTGTACCAATCACGAACGCAGCTCCAACAATCAAGACTGCCCCAGCAATATTCCCTGCCAATTAAGGGGGGTTTGTAATCGTTGGGCGTGATTTCACCCCACTCTCGGGTTACTGGATTGACGATGTACCACGGCAGGCCAGAGCGGTTACAGGCCATTTGATCCGCCATGCTTGCGACTGGACGGCTAAACGGATGACTATGTACAACCGCAATGACCTCGCCGGCCTCTTCTGCCGCCGCATAATCCTCGGGATTTAGCTCAAAGGTGTCGTCTGCTGCCTCAGCTAGGTTGCGGCACGGCCAAAAGCGTCGGCGCCCTTTGATCACCACCAGCAAACCGCAGGCTTCGTTTGGGTACTGCAGCTGGGCGTAATTAAGGATTTTTTCTTTTAAGGCGGCGTTGATCATGTGTACTCACTCACTCCAGGGAAGCCACCAAACGGTAATGGTGAAGTTGCCCCAAAATGCGTCTCACAGTCTTGCAAGGTCTTGGAGCAAGCCGGCAACGCACCCGCATAGCCACACTCAGTCCCTTTGTAAATCCACTGACAGGTTGCTGTAGTTTGACGTTTTGGCGCACGTACACCTTGCAAGTCAAAAACGCTTGACAACTCCCATTCAATAACATTGCGGGATTCAAATGACTTGCGTGACACAAAATAAATTTCACGCGGCCATTCCGCGTGGGGGTCTGCAGTTGGATTGCTGCCACCAGAAAAATTCACAGCGTCTAGGTATTTCTTCATCGTCCTAATGCGTACAAGTCGCGCATTGATCAAATCATTGCCAGGCGTATAGGCGTTTACGTCCATCAATGCCAAAGTAAGCAAACTATTGAGGTTGGCAACAGTAAATTTTGGCTTAGGCAACTGACCACTGCCATTGTAATCAAAGCCTTCGGCTTGAACGGGGAAACGTGTGTAAGCCTGACCAGCCCATGTCACGTTTGCTGATAGATCGTTTGTGCCAGCGTGAAAGTAATAAACGGTCGTAGCGGGTGGGCTTGCGGGGTTGTAATGCAGGCCGGAAACCAAGTGAAACTGGAACAATTCAATAATTGCGCTAGGGGCAATCTTTTGCAGCTCCTCGCTAACTGCGCTAACCGCCGCCCACGTGACCGATCCATCGGTAACAAAACCTTCTAATGCAGTGCCACCATTTGTTTTGTACGTCTTGGTAGGCCAGACGGGTTCAGTGCTTCCTGATGTACCAGCAACAATGCAGCGAAAAACAAGGCCAAATCCTGTTTGGGATGTAGCTCGGACAACGTTGCCGACCGAGTAACTACTGCTTGCTGACCATGCTGAGTACGCCATCAGGGTTCAAAGACCTGCGTAAATGTGGCTGTGATTGTGGCTCGATTTTTATATGGAATGGACTTGTTCCACTCTTGGCAAATCCATTTATATGACGTTGCTTCGTCCAGCGGTGTCCAATCAAAACTAGCACTATCGGCAGCGCGAGCATCTAAGAACGTCTCGATAGTGTCAGCATCAGCTTCGGAAACTTCCCAGGTAAGACTCCAGCTTTTAGGGTTTTGATTGATTCCATAAGTTAGGCGTTGCTGGTAACCATCACCAAATTGCACAGTACGAGTAACCGGACGGCTTGTTTTTTGCGAACCGTAGGTCGGACTGATAGACGGAAAAGTGGCCACGTTAAATCTCCAAGGTAATGTTGCCCGTGGTCACAAAGCTACAGCTAATCGCCACAACGTCATCCCTGTTGTTGCCATAACTCGCACTGTCGATAATTCCGTTAAATATGATTCTTTTATTTGTGGATTGATGTAAATACAGTTCAAATAACGCCGCTCCGGTGTCTTCGGTTGTATTGATGGCTTCAATGAAAGAATTATTATCGCCCGTATAAAGTAGTTCGACTGTGCCAGATGCTGAAATAAGCCCTCCGGTTAAACGTTTTGCGGTATCACCGTTGCGCGTAATATCTATGATTTCTTTTTTAATATCAATCGACCAAGATGTGACTGCGGTCACTTCGGCGGCGCTGCTTCCACTGGCGTTGAATTTGACGACGCCTTCATAACCTTGGTAAAACGTCATGCCAGCAATCCTCCTGGGCGTTTCTGTTTAATGATTTCTTGTTGCACTGCAAAGCCGATTGCTTTGCCCAGTTGGCCAGCCTGTCCGCCGTCGCCCTGCATATTAGAGCCTTGGACATCAACATTGACCACCACGCTGGTTGATCCTCCAGAGCCAAGTGCATTGTTCGGCACAATGGTTCCTGAACGTCCTGGCACAAAGAGTTCGGGACCACGCTCGCCCACCATGTAAGGCGATCCGGCCATTACGGAACCGCCCGCGGCTTTGCCCGGCAGCAGAGAAGGAAGGAAAAAGCCCTTTACTCCTATATCTGCACCTTTGGATAAACCACCACCGAAACCAGGGAAAATACTTAGCGCAGCATTAAGTATCTGTATTTCAATCATCTTGGCGATGATTTGAGCTGCCATATCTAGGAAGCGGTCGGCCACACTTTGGAAAAAGCTGGCGAGAGCTTCTTGGGCAGTCATAGTGCCGGAAATAATACCTTTAAACGAATTAGCAAATGCAGTACCTATGCCTTCGGCTGCATTTTTTATTTGATTTATAGGATCAATTAGTTCATTTAATTGTTCTTTAACTCTATCGCGCTCTTCTTGGAGACGTTCTTTATCAGTTTTTCCAGGGCCGGGACCTTGAGCGGCTGCATCTTTTATAGCTTGCGCTTTCTTTTTGAGTAAATCTAATTCTTCTTTTAACTTAGTTACAACGGCACCTTTAGCTTGAGCTTCAATAGTTGAAGCCTCAGCAAGTGTGATTTGAAGTTCTATATTTTTTGTCTGTGTTTCGTTTTCAAGCAACTGCTGTTGCACTAATTTACTAAAATTAGTTAGACGTTGAGCTTCTGCAGGAAGAACACCTTCCATAATTAAACGACTGTACTCTTTTGCTATGTTTTTTTGCATATTTTGCTGTTGTACAAAATCATTTATAGGCTGTGCTGCAGAACGTACTTGCATATTTTTTTCAATTTGCATAGTTAATTTGCGGGCTGCCGCTTGCTGACGCTCTAACAGAGCTTCATCTTCTAGCAACTGTTTACGGCGCTCAAAAAGTTCTAGTGTTTGTTTTGTTGTACCTACTTTGGCTGCTTCTGCAAGAGCCAATCTTCTTTCCATAGCTAAGGAAAGAAATTTATATTGCAATATAGTATCGTATTGCTTTATTTGTAAATCAAGCCCTGCGGTTTCCCCTTTTACAAAAGTCTCTCTTTTAATTAACTGACTAGCTACGGCCAGTTCAATATCAAATAATTCTTTTTGAATAGTAGTGCGAGCCCTCAGCGCAGCTTCTTGTTTTTGCGCTGCTTCTTGTGCAAGGCGCTGTCCTTCTTCTTGCCTGCGCCGTTCTTCTTCTATACGTTGCCGCTCAGTATTATTCAAATTAACTTGTAACTGCAAACGTGCCTGAGTAAGCAGCAACAAACGTTCTTCCTTACTTACACTACCAGTTTTAAATTTAAATTCTATTTCTGCTTGAGTTTTTAGATATTCTTGCGTTGCAAGCAGTTTACTATAAACCATAAATTTATCTAAACTATTTTTAGTGCTTAATGTGCTTAATGTCGCTTGTGTTCTTAAAATATCAGTTTCTTGTGAAAGAAGCTTTACGCGTTGTGTTGCATCTTGCGTTTGTGCTTTTGTAGGACCCGCAGCACCAGGGAAAAGATTTTCCAGTGCTTTGTCGGTAAAAGTTTTTTGCTCGTTTAAAGGATTTTTTGCAATGCGATCAAAAAATTCATTGGCTCTATATCCAGCGGCAATAAAAGCTAGTGCAAGTCTATCTATAACTCCTTTATACTTATTTGTATCTTCGCCTGCTTTTTGTAAAGCAGCGGCATTATCTTTACCGATAGCTTTAGCTAACTCATTAAAGGCGACTTTTGCAGCTTCAGCGGTCTGACCCGACTGCTGTAAATTACTTATAAGTTTTAAAGTTTCAGGCGATACACCGCTTAAATTTTCATTTAAAAATGCGACCGCATCTCCCCCCTCTTTTAATGACTTCGCAAAGTCTGTAGCAACTTTGCTAGCTGTATCTAGCTGTTGACCTAAAGCTGTCCCAACAAGGGATAATCCAAAACCCATTTGGCCTCCTAGCAGACCGCCCGCAGCACCGCCTAAACCGCCGCCAACAGCAGCACCAATACCCTGACCAAAAAGAAGGGGGAAAGCGCCACCAATGATGGCATTAGACAGTGCTTCTTTTTGACGGCCTTGTGTTTGCTCTGCTTGTGCACGCTTTTCACGGATTTTACTTAAACGAAGTTCAAAATCTTCGCTTCGTTTTTGTTGCATATATTCTTCTGCTGCA